AATCTTTCCTGTAAACGCATCCAATTTATAAAAAGTTCAGAACCAGTACGTGCTGAATTTGTAGGATCTCGCACCCCAGCATAAATCATACTCGTAGAGAAAGCGACAATGGCAGTAGCTTGCAAACCAATATTGGCAACCATATCAGCCCGAGCCCAAATATTATTCGTAACGTGATTCCATAACTGCAAAGCTGGTGATAACGCTGGTACACCTGCAACCACTGCCTGCAGAGCGAAGCGAATCAATGGGTCAAATACCAATGCCAAGCATGCAACCGCCACGTATATCGCAGAACCCCAAATGAACAACTGACTAATGCTGTGCATAATGTACCATATAATATAGCCCATGAACAATGATAAAAAGAAAGCCGGTACAGCTAGTCGCCTGGCTATCCAAACGATCTGTTCTTCATTAGCCCTACGCGTATACAATAAGTACCAGTCGTGAAAACATTTGAGAACGAAAGCACACAAGAAAGGACAACCAAAATACCACACCTTCACTGCAGGCCATGCCAACAACCCGATCTGGGCCACCGGGGCCGCATTGTTGTCTGCCGCCCACCGCGCATAGGCCTCACAATATGGCTCATAAAAACCTGGACCGGCATGCCCGTGCCTCCAACCCCAATTGGAACGTGCGTCCGTCCGATCCTGTATACATACATCAAAAAGCGCATACTTCTGATAGTCCGAAGGCATAGTTGGCCCGCCCGCAGGTGCCTGCGCGGAAAACCTGTCCTGGCCTGTTCCTGGCATCACAACAGTTCCGATCTATGGCCACCCTACCACCGCAGCCTGTTCGACGGTCATGCCATGTGGACACAAGCATGTCATACTTACATCTGTAGGATCATTGGGAATAGCAGAAAGAGAAGAAACACTGTGTAGCCAAGCATCAGCTGCATTGCAGTCGCGGCGCATACAAAATGGGCTCTTGCAGACGAAGCATCGCACTGCGCTCACCAATGATTCGCGTGTAGCCAGATACGTTTTCTGATTTGCAAAATGAGCATCGCTCACTCCATTAATAAAGATCAAAAACGTTCGCAGATCACACCAATCCTGCACAGTCACAAAAGTAGGTGCATTACCCGCACGTGCCATATCAGTCTCTATGCGTGCCTGTTCAACCTTATAATCCCACCAATCAGCATAGCCCTCCAGAGGTG